GAGTTATCTTTTGATTATAATTTCTCTGATAGATTCATATCATATCTCTATGACACCTCTGATGAAGCAGGTGTGGTAGGACTTCCTGCATATTATATTGAAGATAGATCTCAATCTAGAACGGGCGGCACCGATGGCGGCGGAAATCCACTAGCAGACAGTTATGAATCCGATTCTGTATGTCATCCTTGTACTGGTTTCACCTGTACCGCCGCTTCCACAAATTTAAGTTATACTTGCGATAGAGACTATACTGGCGATCCTGACTGCCCTCACCCCACGTTATTTGGGTTTGGAACTGATAGTACAAAGATTGCTTTCAGTTATGATGAGTTATCTACACAAGTTCCTAATGGTGTGACAGATATTGAACTGTCATATGATGGTGTTACATTCACTGATGTATGGGATGAGGACGAATTAGAGGGTACACCATACACTACATCACAAAATACATGGCAAAGTGGTGACGAATCTCTTGATGATTTTACAATTTATGAGTTAGATGGTGAAGGTGCAACCTCAGGATTTCGAGTAAAGGTACGAATTAGACCAGATTTTGATGATTCTGGTGCAAATGTTGTCTTTAATGGTACTGAATGGGAAATTACTGAGATTCTTAGTCCTGGATCTGGGTATACTGTTGGTGATGAATTCACATTGAACTACGTTCACACCCATCCAGACAACACATCCACAACATTTACAGTCACTTTGAAGGTTTCTGGGGTCGGTTCTATCGATGGAGTTGCTGGACAGAGTGGATTTGACGTTTTAAGGACGGGTGATACCCTAAATGGGCATGAACTTCTCCGCGTTGTTCACTTTGATGAGCAAAATTTTCCGTATCATGTTGCATATTTGGATGGTAATGGCAATAATTTTGCAAAAGACACGCAATATACCTCTGGAAGAGACCATGAAGTCACTGTTGTAGCGGGTTTTGGTGTTGCAGATCGCGCAATTTTGCTTGGAAAGTACGAATTTGGCGATAAATCGATGCAATATGTCACTGCAGACGTTTCAAAGAGCGCACCAGACATCTATAATGACATAAAACAACCAGAAATTACCGTTTCTCTTACAAATGGGCGCGTTACAGGCACTAATATTGTTGATGGTGGCGCTGGATGGGACGAATTGACGGAAGAACCGATTCTTGCAATCACATCTCCAATAATTTCTTCTGGAAAACAAGCAAAACTCAAGGGAACTTTCTCTGGTGGCGTTCTTCAGAGCATTGAAATTGAAAAAGCAGGTAGCGGATACTCTGATGATAACCCACCACAGGTTTTTGTTCAAAATAATTACGAATCTAGAGAAGAAAAATTTACTGCTCCAGACGATAATGACTTTTTGAATGAAACTGAAGGTATTTTGAAGTCAATTCCTTCAGCGGGTGATGTTTTTGTTGATATTGATGCATTGAAAGCATCCGATCCAGTTACATATAACCGATTGACGGAACTTGGATTTGAGGATGATCTAATTATCTCTGTTATTTCTAAAAATGAGTCTAATAAACTGAGAATCTCAGCAAGTACTGCACCGTCAGCAACAGCGGAAGACTATCAAAAATTTAGAGATAACTATCAACCTTTAGTTGATGTTAAAGATAAGTCTATTATCGAAACTCTTTCTAATCAATATGAACAACTCGATTTAGAAACAGAAACTCCTGGATTTCCTAAGAACTATGGTGATTATACCAGTTCATTGGAAACTGTTGATTCTATTAGTGTAAGTGATCCAAAACCAACTATAGAAGTTAAAATGGATCCTGATAGGAGAAGAGTTGAAACTGTTCCGCAAAGATTGTATTCTAGGGATGCTGCTCAATTCATGTATGAGGTAGTTGAACCCAAGTATAATTTGAGTTTCTTAGAAAAAGATGAAATTCTTGATGGAAGTATTAAAAAAATCTTAATTGACGAACTCGCTAGGACTACTCAAGAAAGAAAAGAGTCTATTGATAACATCATTCAAGATTCTATTCCAGAAACAGTAAATCTGAAAGAGTCTTTTGTTGAAACCGTTCAAGGACCTTTGTCAGAACTTCCAAAAGCATCAACATACACTAAATATTTGATGACTCAATATCGTGCTGACCCCACAAGAGATACTGAGATTTCTATTAATTTGTCTATGACTCCAGTAAATGTGGGAAAATCGCATTTTACATGTACCGCTCCTGCGGGACAGACAGGTGGAGTGGTAAATAATGCGGATGGTTCTACAACAACTACGACATATACAATGTCTAGTTTACAGGGTCCTGGATGTCAGCCATGGTCCATAAGTGGAACTATGAAGATATTTCATGATTTGAGTAGTGCAGCACAAACAGCATCTGATGCTGGAGAAGCATATGGCAACCCTTACGATATAACCTAATGGCAGGAACAGGAGCAGCATTGTATCAAGGATCGTGTAGCGGTCATGGAACAGGGACTGGTGGATCTCACCATCCTGGACTTGGTGGTGGTACTCTATCACCGTGTCCACACCCTCCTTTGCTACCATCAATCAACCCTAAAACGGTAACATTGATGAATGCTGTAGTTATTTGGCCACCAACGGCACAATTACCTTTAACTCCGTTAGCGGGCTTGCGAACAGTGGTAATTAATGGTATATTACCTATTGTTGATCAGGACATGCTTACTCCTCACCCAACCCCCACACAACTTACAACAACTTCTGTGGGGTATCAATGTGCTACTACCGTCAACACACCCGCTTGGTGGTGTACAAAGGGTATTGCAGGGGGCAGAGAAGCACCTACAGGACATCAAAGGAAACTGTTTGCTACTAGTAAGACAGTTTGGATTAATGGAAGACGTGCAGGAAGATTTGGCGATCCTCTTGGAGATCTTTCCATTGCCTTTCCTTGTAGTTCTGTTGTTACTGGTTGCAGTCCAAACGTTTTTATTGGTATCTAATCTATGGCAACACGATCAAAGTCCCTTAGTGGTGGTTCTTACGTCGAGAGCAAACCCAAAAAAACACGTCAGGGGGCAGGACAGCATACGAAATATGCATCCACTTCTCGAAATAACGCTAAAAAGCGTTATCGGGGTCAAGGACGATAAATAATACAGGAATCGCCCTGTATGAATGGCATTAAAGAAGGTTACTGGTGATATTTTACCCAAGTCTCGATCTTTTCGAGATTTGGGTATTGGCATGTCTAGAAATGCAAATACTAACGATGTTGCAACCGTGAAGGATGACAATGCCATTAAGCAGGCAGTTAAAAATTTAATTTTAACAAGACCTGGAGAAAAACCATTTCAACCTACAGTTGGTTCAAATATTAGTGATCTTTTATTTGAACCTCTTGATAATTTTACTGCGGATGCTGTTCAGGAAGAAGTAATAAATACCATTGCGCGATTTGAACCTAGAGTACAGTTACTTGAAGTAGAAGTCATCACAGACTTCAATAAAAATGCATTTAACGTTGTTATTGAATACAAGATTGTAGGTTTACCTTTGGTAGAAACTATCGAGTTCGTTTTACAGAGACCTGAATAATGCAACCCAATAATCTAACCGCATTAGACTTTGAAGATATTAAAGCTTCAATCAAATCCTATCTTAGAACAAGATCTGAGTTTTCGGATTATGATTTTGAGGGGTCCTCTCTTTCGTATTTGATCGATACATTAGCATATAACACGTATTATACGGCGTTTAATGCTAACATGTCTATGAACGAGGCATTTTTACCATCTGCCACGATTAGAGATAATGTAATCAATATTGCGAAGTTACTTAACTATGTTCCTCGCTCTATTACTGCATCTCAGGCATGTTTAAAGTTTGAAGTTCAAACTGCTCAAACAAATGGTTCTTATCCCACTAGTATAACTCTCGGCAAAGGTGCTGTTGCTAGTGGTGGTAATTTTGTATTTAATATCTTAGAATCAAGAACTGCAAATGTAGATAGAACTACTGGTATTGCAGAATTTGACAATGTTTTGGTGAGAGAAGGTAGTATTGTAAGTTTTTCATATATTGTAAATACCTTTTCTTCTCAGATTTATAAGATTCCTTCTGAAGATGCAGATATATCTACTCTCTCAGTTCGTGTAAAACCAAACGAGTCGTCTACTACATCAGATCTTTATAGTTTAACAGATACTGTTACTGATTTGACATCTACTACTAGGGCATATTTCTTGTCTGAAGGTGAAGATATGCGTTATGAAGTTAAATTTGGTGATGGTACTTCTGGTAGATCTGTTACTGACGGCGAAGTAGTTGTTTTAGAATATCTTGTTACTTCTGGTGCAGAAGCTAATGAAATCTCTGCATTTGCATTTACTGGTACATTAACAGATACCAATTCGATATCTTATGCACCTGCAGATGTGATAGTAACTGTCAAAGATCGTTCTCAATTAGGAGCTGCTGCAGAAAGTATTGACTCTATTAAGTATAATGCACCTAGATTCTATTCTAGTCAATATAGAGCAGTGACTGCTCAAGACTATGCGACAATTACCAAAAAAATCTATAACAATGCAGAGTCTGTCGTTGCATATGGTGGAGATTCTTTAAATCCTCCTATTTACGGTAAAGTTTACATCGCTATCAAGACTAAGACAGGATCTCTTCTTAATGATGCTACTAAAAAGAGTATTTCGGCAGACTTAAGAAAGTATGCAATGGCATCTATTGATCCTGTTATTATTGATCCTGAAGATATCTACATTTACTTGAAAGTATTTGCACAATACAACCCCAGTATTAGTTCTAATACATCAGCAATTAAAACTAATATTGATCTTAGTATTAATGATTGGGCATCTCAAACATCAATCAATAACTTTAATTCTACATTTAGAACTCAGTCCTTTGAGAAGGCAGTTACTCTTTCTGATAAGAGTATTACCGACGTTTCTACACAATTAACACTGCTGAAGTATATTAAACCCATTACAAATCAAACCAATACCTACTGCATTTCAACTGGTTCTGAGTTGTATGATAGTAATCCTAGTAATGACGGATCGGATGGTTCTGGTTGTAAGAAAGAACCTATTTTACTTTCTGGATCTTTTAGGACGGCAGATAGACCTGGTATTGATCAATATTTTGAAGATGATGGTTTCGGTAATCTCAGAACTTTCTATAATACTGGTAACAGAAAGGTTTATACAAACAATGCTGCAGGCACAGTAAATTACAATACTGGAGAAATTTGCTTCGGTCCAGTTAGTATTATTGGTGCTGGTGTTGATGTTCCTACTGATGGTATTTCTATTAGTGATGCTACAACTGGAGCAGGTTCTGTAACTAATGCAGATTTGCTTCCAACAGGACTTGCAATTCCTGTATTATTCATTCCTGCAAACGTTGCTACAGTTCCCGCTTCTACTCCTGGAACGGTTATTAATGTTATCAATCCTGAAGTGACAGTTTCGCCTGTAGGTACAACACCACCTCCCACAATCCCACTAAATAGTTTGACGCCAGCGGTGTTTAATACTACCCCATCAACCATTACGGTTGCTGATATTAATAACTCTGGTAATCTTACAAACTCATCCTGTTTCTAAGTGTAGATGAATATCCATAAGGTCTCTCAGTCTATTGCCTCACAGACTCCAGACTTCATTGCGGACGATTATCCTCTATTCAATAAATTTGTTGAATATTACTATCGTTCACAGGAGAAGACTGGTTTAGGTCAGAATATCCTTAACGATTTTCTGCAGTATCTTAATATCGATAAATTAAATGTCGATATTCTCGATGGTGCTACAAAAATCGTAGAACCTCTGTCTAAAACGGCGGATGAGATTGTTGTTGAAAGTGTGGATCAATTCCTTGAGAATGATGGATCCATCATGATCGGTGATGAGGTAATTTATTATGAAAATACAACACATTCTCCTAATATTGCACTTTCGCCAGGAATTTCATATTCTCAGGTAAAATTAAAGTGGACTACACTTGCTTCATTACTGAATGATTTTGATGGCACAACGAGAACTTTTGATTTAACTTCTCAAGATAGTCCTATTGCTCCACCATCTGCTCAGCACCTTATTGTCAAGGTTTATGGTGAGACTTTAATTCCTACAATTGATTATCAAGTATCTGGTAGTAGAATTACATTCACCACTGCTCCTAGAGCAAAAATTGTTTCTGATGATGCATCTACTACCTCTATCACTTATTTGGGTGGTTTTGTTGAGAACTCTATTCTTGCATTAGATAATCTTTCTGGAGGTTTTGGCGAGGGTAAGCGTCAATTCTCTATTACTAGAAACGGGGCAAAGTATGAACCTGTTGTTGATGAATATGTAATTGCAATCTACGATAACAGATTGTTGGTTCCTAAGGTTGATTTCTTTATTGATGCAGATCAATTTATCTTCTTAGATGCTCCATTGAATGGGCGTTTCCTTTCTTTATATTCTATTGAAGCTGCTATTCCCAATTTTGGTTCGGGAGCAGTTGGATATTCTCGTGTAAACGATGCTGGACAGCTCACGAGTGTATCTGTTAGTAGCAATGGTTCTAATTACAGATTTGAATATCCACCCCAAGTTTCTGTTAATTCTGAAGATGGTAAGGGTGCAGCAGTCAGTGCTCTGATTAATGGTGTCAAGACCGTATCTTTACTTTATGGTGGTCTTGGTTATAGTAGTACGAATCCTCCAACAGTTGTAGTTGAAACTCCTACTAAGGAAGGATCCAGTGCTGCTGTTTTAAGTGCTACTGTTGTCGATGGTAGTGTTACTTCTATTGATATTGATACTTCTGGTAGTGGATATACATTTACACCCAGAATTACTTTTAAGCAACCTGGTGGTGCTACTTTAGGAACTCCTACCATTACTAATGGTCAAATTACAGGTACGATTTCTGTAACTTCTAACGGGCAAGGATATTCTACTGTTCCTAAGATTTATGTTGATGCACCTACTGGTGCTAATGGAATTCAAGCGATTTTGACCCCAGTTGTAGTTGGTGGTCAAATTACCGAAGTAACAATCACTAACGCTGGTCAAGGATATGAAACTGTTCCTAGAATTGCTGTAATTGATCCTGTCGGAGCACAAGTTTTAGAAACTAAGGTTGATAGCGATGGGCGTGTTGTAGGTATTGATCTTCTTAATGGTGGTAGTGGATATATTGATGCCCCCTCTGTTTACATTGTTGATAATAGAACTAATGATCAGGGAGTCTATATTGGAGGATCTAATGCTGCTGCAGTAGCATCTATTTTCAATGGTGAAATTACTGATATTAATATCACCAACTTTGGATCTGGATATAGTCAAACTAATCCTCCTAAAGTTATTATTCAAAGTCCTCCAGAAGCAGAAGCTTCTGCTGTAATTGGTCTGAATGAAGTTACTGGATTTAAAGTAACTCAATCTGGATCTGACTATAAAAAAGCTAAGTTTGTTGGATGTGCAAGAGCTGCTAGTGGAGTTGTTTCTTACACTGAAGATGGTAATGCTGTATTCTCTAACGAAACCACTGCAGCATCTGCAGAAACTGATGCTGAGGTCAAGTGTTTAGACTCATTATTTGTTAAAAGAGTTCTTGACAAGTATACTGAACAGTTTTTACCAGATGTTCCTGAACTTGACTATAAGAAAATTGATGTTAGAACATCGATTAAAACAATTAAAGATTTCTACGGTTCAAAGGGTACTTCTTTTAGTATTGGATACTTGTTTAAATTGCTGTATGGTGAGCAAGTAAGTATTTCGTATCCTAAAGATCAGATTATTAAACCATCTGCTGCTACTTGGTCTATTGATACAATTCTTCGTGCAACTTTGGTTAGTGGTAATCCTGAAGATATTAGAGATGCTTTATTGGTTCAAGAAGCTGATATTGCAGATCCTAATGTGAAATCTGCTAGTGCTTTGGTTGAAAACTATATTTCAATTAAGACATCTCAAGTTGAAATTTTTGAACTTGTTCTTTCTGAAGAAACTATCAATGGAACATTTACTGTTCCTTATAAGACAAAACTTGGAGAACCTCTTGGAACTGATGACAGTATCATCACTGTTGACTCTACTATTGGTTGGCCAGAAAGAAATGGTGAGTTTGTTATTGGTGGATCTGAGGTTGTTCAATATAAAGAAAAATCCCTTAACCAGTTTATTGAGTGTACACGTTCAGTAAATGGTGTTTCTGAGGATTGGGATTCTGCTACCGAAGTAACTTCTAACTTCAAAGTATATCTGAATAAAGATACACCTCAAGAAGTTGTAATGAATATTGTAGGTATTGTTGATGCTCAACAAACTACACTTACTGATACTGGTTCCTATTATTTGCCTGGTGATAAACTGACAGTTTCTAAACTGGGTGGAACTGAAGATACTCCAGAATTAACTACCTGGTTGTATAACGTTAAAAAATTAGTTGAAGTTGATGGTATTACATTTGGTGGTGTAAACAATCAGTCTGCAACCGTTACCTGTGAGAATCCTCACGGTCTTCTTGTTGGTGATCAGGTTACTGTTTATGGTGCCAATCCAATCATTTATAATGGTACTTTTACAGTTACCTCTAGAGATAGTGAAACTGTTTTCCAATATCGTTTACCTCAACCAGCTAGTGTTGTTCCTCAGGGCAACATCTTAGTCTCTATTGACCTGAATAAAGGTAAGTCTACCAATACTGCTATCAATAATGCTATTAGTCCTTATACGACTAATGTGCAGAATTCTTTCTTTGATACGACTCATGTATATGTTGCCTCTACAGGCATTCCAAACTATAATATTGGACCTTTTCCTGGATCTGCACTTCTTCCTGGAAACCAACGTAAACTGAATAGATTCCCCAAAACATCAACAACTATTTCTGCAAAGAACAAAATCACTCCTGGTCCTATTGGAACATGGGTTAATGGTGTTTCTATTTGGTCTTATAAGTCTACTTTAACCAAAACTTTTGGTGCTGTAACCAGTATTACGATTGACAATTTCGGTAAAGACTATGACGCTGCTTCTCCACCAGCAATCAGCATTACTGGTGGCGGTGGTAATGGTGCTACTGCATCCGTTGTCGTAAATGGTTCTGTAAGCGAGATTACGGTTGATGCAGGTGGTTCTGGATATACTTCATCCCCTCTGGTATCTATCGCTGGTGGAGGCGGTTCTGGAGCATCTGCAACGGCAATTATTACTAAAGGTGTTGTATCTAGAATTCTTATTAATGAAGGAGGATCTGGTTATACATCCAAACCAACAATTACCATTGTTGGCGGTGGTGGTACTGGTGCTACTGCAACTGCTTCTGTTAGAGGACCTATTAAATCAGTTAGTGTTGAGAGTGGTGGTGAGTCATATACTTCTACTCCAGCAGTTACTTTGAGTTCTGGAGCTGGTGCTGTTGCACAAGCTATTGTAAGTGATGGTAGAATCATTTCTATTGCTATCATTAATGCAGGATCTGGTTATACTACTGCTCCTGAAATCACCATTCAGGGTGATGGATTTGGTGCTGTTGCTAGAGCAACTATTGATACTGATGGTGAGAATGCTGGTAGGGTAACTAGTATTGAAATCGTTAATAGAGGTATCGGTTATACTCAAGGTCAAACTGTTATCAATCTCAACTCGGTTGGTTCTGAAGCAAAATTCACTGCAAATGTATTTGCATGGACTTATAATCTCCAGTCAACTTCTACTTTAGATGATGCTAAAGGTGGAGTTTTTGAAGGTTATAATAATCAATATGGTGGAGAATATGCACACGTATCTAATCCTCAGAGATTAAGATATATTTTGGGTGACAACTTGTTCTTGAATACTAGTAGTGAAATTAAAGAACAGGAAGATAATTTGGACCACTCACCCATTATTGGTTGGGCTTTTGATGGTAATCCAATTTACGGACCTTATGCATATTCAGATCCCACCGATCAAGGTTCTTCCATTGCTAGATTGAATACATCGTATAGACTTAAGACTAATTTAGTCTATGATGTCGTTACTAATCCATATCCAAAGAGAACTGCTGGACCTCTTCTTACTGATGAACCTGCAGGTAGATTTGTTGAAGACTATGAGTATGTTTTCGATCTTGGTGATCTTGATCAATATAATGGTAGATTCTGTAAAACACCCGAGTATCCTCAAGGTAGATACTGCTATTTTGTGACCATCGATGCTACAGAAGATGGTTTACCACAATTCCCTTATGTTTTAGGTCCCGATTTTAACTCTGTTGTAGATAAATGGAATCTTAGCACAGATGCTGTTCAGCAGAATATTCCTGTTGGTGTTGTTCGTTATAGAGACCCATATGAAAATGTTGATATTGATGTTGAAAGAACTCCTAATGCCTCTACAAATGCTTTAACAACTGAAGGTGGAGACATTCTTCTTTTTGATGTTGAAGACGAAGATAGGAGTGGTATCATTGATCAAGCAGAGCAAGACGATCCAGATCAAATGTTTGAAGAACCCCCTCTTCAACTGTTTGATTACTTCCCAAGTGTAAAACTTGATTCTAAGGTTGATATTGAAGTTGAGACCATTACAAAATTTGAAGATGCTAGTGTAACTGGATTTACTATTGAAAATGCGGGTAAGAGTTATCAAGTAGATGATCGTTTACTCTTTGACAACAAAGACACTGATGGCACAGGTGTCTCTGCTAGAGTTTCTAGAATTAAGGGTGAATCTATTTCTTCATATACATTTGAAAATAGAGCAGGTGATAACTATGGTGTTGTAAGAACCCAGAATCCTCACAATTTACTTGCAGGCGATTCTGTATTTGTTGACTATACTCCTGTTATGGAGAATACTAATAAGTCATTTAAGGTTCGTCAATATAAAGGTATTGAACAAATCATTATTGATCAAAAAGGATCTGGATATAATTCTGACATTCCTCCTGAAATTACAATCGTTCCAAGAGATAATAATGGAGAATCTGGAGAACTTGAAGCAAGTGTTAGTACAGTAGGTTCTATCGATACTGTCAATATTCTTAATTCAGGTTCAGGGTACACTCAAAATCCTCGTGTTATTCTTTCTCATCCTCAGGTGTTTAAGAAGGCAGATTACTATGTTTCTTCTATTACAAATAACAATTACGTAAAAGTCAATGATGTATTTGTAAACAAAGAAAAAGAAGTTTATATTTGCGGTCTTACAAAAGATTCTAGTGATAATGAAGTTGCCTTTGTTGCAAAATTATCTGCTACTGGTGTCAAAGAGTGGGAAAAAACTTTAGAGAGTTCTGATGGTACAAACTACACAGAATTCCAAAGATTGTATGTTGATGGACAAGACATTTGGGTTGCTGGTAACAATCGTCCTAATGTTCAACTGCTTGATTCGTATAATCCAGATGTCATCCTCTGTAAGTATGAAGAGGCAGATAACGGACTCAGTGCAACTTTAGATTTCCAAAAAGGTTATGCTGGTATTTCTGGATCTACTCGTTCGGATAACGTTACTTGCTTGACGAAGTATTCTGATACTCGTTTTATTATCGGTGGATTTACTAATACAAACTCCACAAATCCCTATGATGCATATCTTGCTGTAGTTGATACTGATGGCAACTTTGCTGTTAAGAGAAAAATTGCTTCAAGCAGCAAGTCTGAAAAAATTACAGAAATTGTTGTAGATGGAAATGAAGTTTACTTCTCTCTAGAAATTGCAGCAAGTGATAGTGCTGCAGATGTAAATCCTGGTTTTGGTAAGGCGACAATTGGCAGCAGTGTAATTACAGTTAATTGGATTAAGGAATACACTAATACTCTGTATTCTATGTTAAACACATCTATTGCTGTAGATGAGTTTGATGAATTCTATCTCTGTGCAACCGCACAACTTAAGTCTGATGATAGCACTAAAGATAGTTTCTGGATTGGTAAACTTGATGCAGATGGTGACTTTATCTGGAATTACCGTTACGTTGTAAGTGGCGGAACAATTACTATGGTAAACAAGTGTGCTATTGATATTTTTGGTGATCTCAATATCGCATTTGGTAAAACTGCCACAACAGGTGGAAACAAAACATTTGAGAGTGTTAAAATTGGATATGATGGTAAGATTAAAAATCATACCAGTAATGATTTTACTCTCAATAATATTGAAGGTATTACACCACATGCGATCAATGTTGATGAATCTGGTGATGTACACGTCTTTGGTCAAACTTCTTGGAATAGAAATGAGTTTATCTTAGATTTTGCTACTGATGCAACTGACAAGACGGGACATTACACTGCAACAACTATTAGTGCAACTGGTAGTGATGCTGTTAAGTATGAAGGTGGTTATGCAAAAATCTTTGGTAAAGATGCAACTGCTGGTAGATTGTTAACAGTTGATACTGTTAGTGCTGCTGATGCTTCTAGAACTGAAGGAACCTATACGATTGGTGCTTCAGACTATACTACTGATGCTTCTGGTACAGGTGCTACGTTTAGCATTGCTGTTGATAGTAGTGGTGCGGCAACAGTTACTATTGTCAATCCTGGATCTGGTTTTGCTGTAGACGAGACTTTTACTGTTACTGATGCAAATCTTGGTGGTGGCGGCGGTGCTTCTTTAACTTTTGATGCAGCAACTGTTTCTGCTGTAGATGATTTCGTGACAGGTGCTATCAAATTTACTGGCACCGATCTTGGTACTAAGTTGGATGATGATTGGACGCTTGAATTCATGTTGCACAAAGATGCAGATGAAACAAATGATCACTCACAAACAGAGCAGACACTTTTTGCTATTGGTGATGGAACCGATTCTACTGGTGGTCTTTGGTTGTATTATGATATTGGCAATGGCAAGTTAGAACTGGTTGTTACCAATAACACCACTGCAGTCAATAGCGCATCCACTTCTCTTGCTTCAACTCAGACTACAATGTTTGCTGATGATAGTTGGCAATTCATTGGTCTTAAGAAGACTGGTAACGTATTTACTGGTTATGTAAACGGCATCCAAGTTCTTAATGGAACTATTGCCGACACTGATTTTGAAGATAAGGATATTCACTTTGGCAACATGCCTGGTAAGAATGGCACTGAGGGTGAGTTCCGTTCAAATGAACAGGGTCAGTTCTATCTTGATAATCTTAGACTTAGAAATAGATCAATTACCCCAACTGTACCTTCTGATGTTACGGCAGTTCCTCCAACAGATACCTTTGCTCTGGCGTTTGACTGGACTGATGATGACTTCTTTACAACTTATCTGAATCAGTGGGATTATATTGATGGTGATGCATTTGGTCTTAAAGTTGATAAGAATGCAGATTCTGCAAGAATTGGAACTCAATCTGAGCAAACAAATACTGGAATTGGATTTACTCGTGCAACTGTAACTGCCGTAACAGGAAGTGCATTGACATTTACTTCTGCAGGTCTTTCTTTGGCAGAAGCTGGTTTCCAGACTTTAGACTTTGATGATGCTACGACTACAATGTCTCAAGATACTGAGTCTCTTACTTATACTCAGGATAATTGGAGTTCTAGAACTGCTACTGTTCCTTCGCCTGGTTCTCAAAAACTGAAGGTTACGGCTGTAGTTAAAGATAGATATTATTTCAAGGTCAATAATACTGTTAAGATTGATAATGTTCAAGAATTGACTTTGAATCAGTCATTTAAATTTACTACAAATGCAAAGTTAAGACTGAACAATTCTTCTGGTACATTCATCAATTCTGGATATATCATTAGACAGGATACTACAAATAATAAAATTTACCTTGCAGTAAATAATAATGCTTGGTCAAATGATCTCAATACTGGTGAACTTGTAACTGAACAGTTCGATGAGTCGGACACATACAATATTGTTGGACCTATTCCTAATGATATTAATGAAATTAAAGGGTTCAACTTTGCTAATGTAGACAATACCACACCTGGTACTTTTGATATTGATCTTGCAGATTATGATAATCCTGAAGGTGGATCTGATAACTTAGATGAATTTGCTAAGTTCAAACCACACAGTGATGATGATTATTCTGTCAGAATCGATGCCGTTTCTGGATCTTCTGCATATATCGTTGGATCTGTTGTTTATCTTGATTCTGATGATATCACCTTTAATGCTGCTAAGACGACAACGCAGATTACAGGTCTGACTGGTGTAACGCAAATTACTTTGATTGCTAACCTCAAGAAAGTTATTCAAGTTACTGCCGTTTCAAATAGTGATGAAGTTTATGTCATTACTGATACTAAGCACTATCTTTCTGCTGGAGAAATGCTTCAGATTGATGGTAATCCTACTAGAAGTATCGGTTCTGTCGATTATGATGAATATGACGGATCTTTCCCTGTAGATACCGTTGTAAGTCCTCTTGAATTTACTTATAAACTTGATGCTGATGCACAAACCGATCCTGCATCTACTGCAAGCGATGTCGAGATCTTTGTTAAGTCTCCTGTTATTAAAATGTACAATGGTCACCAGTATCTGTTTGACCTGAGTCATTCTTCAATGCTAGGCGCAAACCTTTCGTTCTCTAAAGATAACCTGTATAAGTTGGAATATTCTTTCAACTCAATTGAGCGTGTTGGTACTCCTGGTATTACAGGCGAAGGGCAACCCACACCAACCGTTAAACTGAAGGTTGACAAGTCTATCATTACTAATATTTCTTATTACTTTGATCCATCTAGAACTACCGCAGATACATCTCCTGTAATTCCTGATAGTTACTTGGATATTACGGATTCTCCTTATCTGGGTAATTTTGAAATCACTTCTGTTTCTGGTGCCACAATTACCAGAGGTGCTGACACATTCAAGTTCCTCCTTGCTAATGAACCAGAAGGAGATGCTGATATCACAAAGGCATCTTATGCTACAAGTTCTAAGAAAGCAGTTGGATCTATTTCCAATATCCGTATTGTTAATCCTGGTGGTTTCTATACGAAACTTCCTGTTGTTACTGGAATTCAATCTACCAGAAAGATTGAAAGAGTAGAAATTAATGAACCAGGAACAGAGTATGCTGTTGGTACATACAATGCAGTTCCTATTAAGGGTGACGGCGAGGGCGGTCTTGTTCAAATTACCGTTGCTGATGGAACCGATGATGAGGGTGTAACAATTCCTGGTCAAATTCAAAGTGTAGTTGTTACTGCAGCTGGTAAAAACTACACTACAGCATCTATTGATGTTGAAGGTATTAACGGCATTCTTGGTGCTGGTTTGACTGGTTCTGGTGCAGAACTTGAGGTTGTTATTCCTGCATCTGGTTCTGGCGCATCAATCTTTACTCAAGGTAATAGCGTTGGTAAGATTAAGAAACTGAAGAATAATAACTTTGGTTATGATTATCCACATGACTATACGCTACGTCCTGAAATTACATTCCCCATCAATGCTCAGTTAACATCTACTAGTATTCTTGATAGTATTACAGTTACTGATCCTGGTTCTGGTTATTCTCAGGCACCTGCAGTCGTTATCAGTGGCGGTGGCGGTAGTGGTGCAGTTGCTGAAGCAACTATTAGAAATGGTCGTTTGGATCAGATTATTGTTAAAGATCCTGGTGCTGGATATTCTTCTACACCAACAGTTGCTTTGAAGTCTTCTTTTGCATATGTCGTTAACATTGACTTAGGTCTCCTTCAGTTCTCCTTCCCACATGGCATCACAAATGGTGCAGAAGTTACTCTAACTGTTACTGATAATGGTGACGGCGCAGAATTCCCTCTGGCATCTGGTGCTATTGGTCGATTAAATGCAAACACCACATATTATGCAATTGCTGGTTCTGCAAATTCTCTGGAGGATGATCAGTTAAAACTTGCAATTACTGCAGCAAACGCAGAACTGGGTGATGCCATTACGTTTAGTAATGCTGGTACTGGTCGTCAAAATCTCCTTACCGAATCTTTTGGTGGTGAAGCTGAAGCAAACGTCATTACTTCTACTTTCCTAGAAGGTGAATTGGTCTATCAGGGCGATTCTTTAGAAAATGCAACTGCTCAGGGTTATGTTTCTACAAATGCTGGTTGGCAAGTTGGTCCTAGAATTGTTAAAATTGTTGACTACACAGGAACTTTCTCTGAAGGTCAGCAAATAACGGGTGTTATTTCCAAATCTTCGGGTACTATTGAAGATCTTAATATCGCTAAAGGTGTTCTTGAGATTGGTTCTATCACTAAGACCACAGGTCAGTTTATTGATGATATTGGTAAACCTTCTGAAATTATTCAGAAGATCCAAGATTCTTATTACTATCAGGATTTCTCTTACGCTGTTAAGTCTGCAGTTTCTATCGGAGAATGGAAAGATATTCTGATTAAGAACGTTCACCCAGCATCCTTTAAGGTTTTTGGTGAATTGAATCTGAATGAATATGGTTCTATTCCAAATAAAGAAACTGACTTTGAATTAACTAAGTCTGTTGAACTCGCAAGAGAAGCAATTGTTCCTAACATTCAGAATTTTGCTCTTGTAGAACCTGTTTATAGTGACTTCAATAACACTGAAGTTTTCTTCCGTCAAAAGCGTCTGACTTCTTCAGAGAATATTCTCACTTCTACTGTTCAGAGACTGGATGATGTATCTAGTCTGTTTGATGGTGAAAGAATTTCATTCCCACTTACCATTAATGGTGAGAATGTAGTTGCTAACGCTAATCAATTGATGATTATTTTGAATGGTGTTGTTCAAACTCCTTTACAGTCCTTCAAGATTGAAGGTGATTCGATCGTCTTTACTGAAGCACCACAACCTCCTGCGAGTGTTAAGTATGTAAGTGTTACTATTGAACAAATTCAAACAAAGTCTGTAACCTTTACAAATGCTAGTGGTATTCTTCCTGGAGTTGGCAATGTTCTTGTTGGAACCGTTTCTAGCGCAAGACTGACTGTAACTACAGTAGTTGGTGATGTTGTTAATGGTTTCATTACTGAGGGAACATTCCAAACTGGTGAACCTTGCACAGTTAGCGCAACTGGATTCTCGGCTAATATTGATACTGTAACTGATATTACAAATCTTGGATTGTTCACTTTTGGTGAAACTGTCAAGAATATTGATGGAAAAACTGCAAAAGTTGAAGAAATTAACTTACAAACTGGTCAAGAAACTCCCTTAGCAAAACTTCGCTATACTATCGGTCCTTCTACCACAACTATTGATTTAATTGATGCAAATCTCCCAACTGATGGTCCTGTCCCCGAAGACAAGATTGCCGCAGGAGATAACATTCAGTTTGGTTCTGAAATTGTACTGGTCAATACTATTACTCATAATAATGACCACAGCGTGATTACTGTAACTAGAGGACAGAATGGAACAGCAGCAACTTCTCACCAAGAAGATCAACCTGTTTATGGGACGGAGATTAGCGTAACAAATACTCTTACTTTAAGTAAGACCACTGGTACATATCAGTCTACTGCTGGTTTATTTGATATTCAACTTGATGATGTCATTATTGCTGCAAGTTCTGGTGTTGTTGCGAGAATTACTGCAACTGCAGCATATCAAGATCCTATTACGGACGAATTTATCCCTCAGGTTAATATTTCTGATGGTTCTTCGTTCTTTGGTCTTCTGTTCAACAGAATTGCATCAACCACATATCCTAATGTAGTCTTAGACGATATTTCTAAGTCTCAAGTTAATATTGTTGATTTTACTGACAACTCGACTGCATTTGATTCTAAATTCCCATCTACTGAGCAAATTAATAATTATGTAATTCCTTATGATAATGCTAGTGGTGCTCTTGAACAGGATGAATTCATTCGTAATTATAAGATTGAATATGGTAATAATTCTGGTGACTTTGATGCTGCTGAACAAGGTTATGTTAGAAAGTTAACTTTCAAAGAAAAAGTTGGTTCTGGATTCTTCCAAGCAGGTCAAGTCATTAAGTCTGAAGATACTAAAGCAGAAGTTGTTGGATATAACCAAGCACGTTCTCTTGTTTATCTTGGTAAGATTGGTAGATGTCAATCTACAGGTGAAGACTACTTCGACTTTACTTTCGAGGCAGGTGCTCAATTAAATACTTACAATGAGAAGTTTGGAACTGCTTGCTTGTCCCTATCTAAGGGTCTTGCAGATCATACATTCGTAAGTGGTGTTGCTGATGCTATCACTGCAGGTGGTGGTGCTACAGGAACGTTTACTGCTGCTACAGGAACCACTTATGATCCTGCAGATGGCGAACTTGTTATTGAGATTGGATCTCATAGTCTTACTACCAGTAATACGGTCACAATTGCCGATGAAGGTATTGTATTCACCTGTGATTCTGATAATAATACTAATAATTATGCATATCCTCGCTCAGGTGACCCTGCTTCTGGAACTGCCCTTGCAATTACAGCAGTAACTGCTACTACAATTACAGTTAGTGCTGGTGCTGTTCCTATTGATGAATATATCAGCACTGCATCTTCTAGTGAGTTTGCATTCGGAACAAGTGCATTTACACTTGAATTCTGGGTTAAACCTCTCACTGCATCTATTACTGGAACCAAAACACTTCTTGATTTCCGTGCTTCTGCTGCAACTGAGGTTGCTGGTCGTCTCTATCTTGAGGCTGGTCAAGTTCGTTACAATGTAAACAATAGCGATCTTGCTACTTCTGGTACTACTACGCTTTCTGCTAATACTTGGTATCATATTGCAGTTGTTCGTTCTGGAACAGGAAGTGGTCAACTCAAACTTTATATTGATGGAACTGAGGAAGGTTCTGGAACTGACGGTAGCACTTATGTAGCGAAACCACTCAGAATTGGTGGTGATTATGCTGGAGCAAATGAATTTGCTGGTTATATTGATGAATTGCGTATCTCTGGTACTGCTCGTTATAGTGCAGCATTTACTGCTCCTACAGGCATCTTCCAAGGCGATAGTGACACTAAGATGTTGGTTCACTTCGATGGTGATAACGGACAGACATATACAGAGGATTGGTCTGGTGGAGAAAGTCTGACGAGAAAAGAAGAGTTCAATAACAATGCAATTCTTGAAACTTCTCGTAAGACTGGTGCTCCTTCTGGTTTCGATGGTAAGACACACAGATATTATGATGCTGCAAATCTTATTGAAGTCAATAAGAATTTCATCGCTAAAGAAGCAGTTTATCTGTTAACTCAGCAGTATCCTTCCCTGACTATTCCTGGCGGTAATGTTAACTGTGAAGATGATATTCGCGATGTTCTTAGCGCGATGATTGAGGATCTTCGCAACGGTTCAAACAGTCATATGTGGGATGCTTCGGCACTCTATGTTGATAGAACTGCAGATCCAATTACTTTGAATCATGTTGAAACAGAAATTGATGAGACTGTCTGGGCATATGACAAAGTAAAGGAAATGCTTCAATACATTATTAATAATGTTCTTTGGACCGTTTCTGGTGATCATGGTCTTACACAGAAGACTGATACCACTATTACAGATTCTTCTACCAACAGCTTCACCACATTCACCCCAACAACTGCAACTTATGATGCAGCAACTGGTGATCTGGTCCTCACAATTGGTACACATTCTCTGACCACT